GCCACACCGGACGGCGGCTGTGCGCTGCGGTCCAGCACGAACAGCGGCCAGCCCTTGACGATGGCTAGGATATGCAACCAGGATAGGATACCCGAGCGAAACATCTTCTCCAGGTCTGCTGGTTCAATGCGCCCCATCCGGCCGTCGGATGCCAGCGCGTAGAACTTGCCAGCGCCATAAGCTGGGATGCCTGGCTTCCCGCTGCTGTCCGTGGGTAGTTCCAGCCCAGCGCCCCACAGAATAGGCCAGTTGTGGAGGTCAACGGCAATGTCCAGCTCTCCCAAGGTGTGGTTGAGCACCTTCTGGATGGTTATGATGTCGGCCAATTCGCTGCCATCCGGCGCCTCGAAATTGATGACCGGAATGCCAAGCGGCCCGTCCTTGTCCACCCAGGGTTGCGGGTTCTGGGTAACATTGCCGCCGCTTTCCTCACTTACCTCGGCTGGCTCCATCAGCCGCCAGCCACCAGCCACCTTCTTGTCCTCGATGTTGCGCTCAATCCGGTCGTCCAGATAGATGTTCAATCTGGTCTTGCCGGTTTCGCCCATCGTTAGCGGGTTCCACCGCTGCCAGCGCTTGGAGGCGAAGAGCATGTTGTCATCGTTATCGTAGTGGAACCGTACCAGGCCAGTAGCGCCATCATAGACCAGATTGGGCGTGAAGGTGGGCATCTTCTTGGCTTCAGACCAACCCACGATGACCGCCACCGAACCGTCCCGCAGGGCACAGCGGTATACGTCCTTCTGCTTGCTGTCTAGGCTGTTGGCGTTCCACCAGTCGGTGACAATCCCTGCATACTCACCAGCTTCAGGGTCAGCCGGGGCGATACCGTTCGCCTTCAGCTCCAGCCGGTCACGAGGCACGTTCACCGCCCGCTTGCAGATGTTACCGAACGAGTCCACGTCCAGACCGTCACCCCGCCCGATCAGGTACTGCTTCTGCCGGTCGGTCAGTTTCACGCCCTGGTCGCCATCGTAGAACAGACGGTATGCCTCAACCTCTGCCTCGCTTTCGGCCTGCGATGCAATAGCCGCTCGCAGGTAGGCCAGTCTTAGTTCATCATCATAGTTCGTTGGCATAACTCAACTCTCGATAGTCGAATACTTGCAGCGTATGTCGGTCATCCAGCGCGTGCCACGCCAGCGCCAGGCTCATCACGCAGTCATCGTGCATGCCCTCGGGCGCTGAATAGCGCAGCGTCCCGCTGGGCAGTGGCGTCGCCTCGTAAGCCTGCAATTCACCCACCAACACCCGGTCAGGCAGAATATGAATGTCGCCCCGCTCGAATGCCAGGGCCAGCGAGTCGATGATTATTGCCTTGGTCGCATTGGAAGTGGTGAACGCTCGCACCGGCAACCCGTCTCGTTGTAGTTGCTCAATCAGCGGCTCACCCATTGCGTTCCGTTCTGCCACAATCACCGTGGGCTGGTATTGTTCATAGAGCGCCCTGAGACGGTTGGTCTGCAAGGCATAGTCGATCTGGTTGAACCTGTCCATATAGGCCAGCGACTTGGTGTTTATGTCCATAACCGTTATCGCCGTGAAGTCCTGGTGCTTGGCCCAGTCCACGCCCATCGCATATTGATGCCCCGGTAGCGGCCCGCTTTCCGTGGCCGTGGCCGCTTCTGTGATACGCCGGAAGATTGATCCGGTCTCGTCGATGAACTCTGCCAGGTACTCCTGTCGGAAGATGCGTTCCGGCAATTCCTGGCGGGCTGTTTCAATCTCACCAGCGGCAATGTAAGGATTATCTGCCGTCGGGAATTGCCACGAGGCCCAATCCCCGCCGTCGGTCCCCCGCTGCCAATTACGCCAGAAGAAGTTCCGCCCCTTGGGGGTGCTGATGAACAGCGCCTTCCCAAGCCGGTCTGACAGTGCCGGTCTCAGCGCCTCAGACCAGGCCGCTTCGGTCATGAACGCGCATTCGTCCAGAACCACGAAGTCCAACCCCTCACTTCGCAGGCTGTCCGGGTTGTCTGCCGAGCGAACCTCTACCGTGCCGCCACCGGGTAGGATCACCTGCCGGTCTACCCGTCGCACCTCAGCCCCAATCTGGCTGCCCAGTCGCCGCAATGGCCGCCAGCCAGCCGCACTGGTCTTGTACGTTGGCGATACCCACCAGGCCCGCCCACCTTCCGCCGCCACATCAAGACACTCGTTCACGCCCAACCTCGTCTTGCCCCACCGTCTGCCGGCTGCCAGGACCTTGAACCGGGCCGGGTGGTCGTGGACGATGCGCTGGCTCGGATGTGGCCCGGCGTCAATTCGTATCGTCTGCATCTATGGTGTCCCAGTTGATGATAATCGCCTTGCCTCCGCTGGTCACGTCGGTTCTGGCGGGTGCGTCCAGGCCGAATATCCGGCACCGCTTGTCAATACACCATTGCACGCCAGCCAGGAAGCGTGGATCGCCGGTGCCGGTCTCGCCTTGGATGGTCTTCTCAATCTGCTCACCGTCAACCTTCTTGCTGGCCGTGGTCTTGTGCGGGTTCTTGGACTTCTCCCAGGCATCCCAGTATTCCCGCTCCAGATGGTCAACTCGTGCCAGTTCCTTTGCCTTGGCTTCGTCGATGTTTACGACGGATGAATTCAGCCAGCGTTTCCGAAGCGCCTTCAGGTCATAACTGATTTGTTGCTGCGACAGGCCCAGGCCCTGCCCGATCTCTGCCTGTGTGATGCCCTGAAGATACTGGCGCGAGATTCCGAGCAGGTCCTTCTCCCGCTCAAATGTGGTGCGTTTCGGTGCTGTTGACATCATACCAAGTCCATGTTACAAAGTTTGTCGTTCGGGTTGTAGGCCCATGTCGGCCTTCTTGACCAGCTTCATCCCATAATTGTTCACCCCTTCAGGGATTACAACGCCCGGCTTCCGAATTAGCTTGTTCGCCTTGAACTTCCGATAGTCTACTTGGTGCTGCCAGCGCCCCCATTTGCGGGTTATCTTGACTACATCAGGATGTTGTCGCTGTAACGACTGAGCCATCTTCAAGCGCCCATCGTCCTGGTATAGTGTCTCCATATTGCCGCCCTTCATGGTCATAGTGGGCATCTTATCAGCAAGAAACGCATAAAACAATACCGTACACCACCCATCCTTGAGCACCCTTAACGACAGATCCGTGTCCTCATTGTACTGCCCTCGCCAGCGATAGGGAATATCATTCCTTATCAAGATACAAGAATAGATGCGAGTATTGAGCAAGAAGGGAGGACACTTGCTTTTCCGTGGTGTCAACAACTCATACTGGAACCCCGTCAGTGCTACATTCTCGTATCTATCCGTAAAGTCCTCAGCGGCCTTAAATATCGTCCCTGAATTCACCCTGTACTTAATGTTATTGGTCAGGCGATAGAATTCTCGAATGTTGTCATCTAGTATCCAGTGCCGCTCTACCCCCCTCTGTGCTGAGTGCTCCCAGACCCAATTACGAGCCGGAATAGAACCCTGCCCCAAGTCGCTAAATGGGAGCACCAGGATTTTACTAGGCTTAATTGCCGCAGCATATTGCTCATATTCCTGTGGTTCAATCACGATATGATAAGGCACACTGATTTTCTCTAGTGCCTTGCTGGTAAGTCGTGGCCCCCACCTGCCTTTCGATATGATGTATACTGGGTGTCTAGGATTCATCTTGACACTCAACGGCCAGGAGGTTGGCCCGCTCTTGTTTCGGATACCAGATGTATCTCGTCTTCCCAGTAACTGTCTGCTCCATTAGCTGTGCGAATGCGTCAACATCCTCTTGGCTGTTGAAGTGGACGATTATCTTTCGGAAAGATGACAAGTCATCCTGCTCAAATTCCGGCATCCCCTCCCATTCTGCCTCATGGTCTACCGAAGAAGCAAGCCCCTGTAGCTGCGCCAGTTCATCCTCGCGGAAGATACCGGCCAGGTCCAGGCCAGCGTCCAAGTCAGCTACCATCTGCTCGATGTTCCAGTCGGCCAGCTCGGCTGTGCGATTGTCGAAAAATGCCAAGCGCTTCTTAGCTGCTGCTGTCAGATTGCTCCGCTTGACTGCAATGATGGTGTTGCCGTCGGCTTCCACAATCTGCACGTTCTCGATGCCAGCTTCGACCGCTGCCTCGTAGACACCATGACCAGCCAGGATCATGTTGTCTTCGTCAATTACGATAGACCTGGCCGCACCTACCTCGTGCAGGGCGTTGGTGATCATGCCGATGTTGCGCGGGTTGTGCACCCGCGCATTCTCCGGGTCTTGCTTCAGATCGGCCAATGTGCTCAATCCACCCACTCCCTCAACTGTTCCGCCATGTCCTCGTCAGCGATGCGTTCCTGCTGTGTCTTGGCGCCGAAATGCCGACGGGGATTGCCGCACGCCCAACACGAGCAAGGCTGGCGATCCTGCAACAGCCTGCGAGCGTAACCCGGCACGTCCTCAGCCCGTAGCCCCTGGGCACGCAATACCCTGGCCGCCTTGCGCTCTGCTATGTCACGGTGTCTCACCTCGCCCGCTCCCGCAACCGGCCAACAACGCCAGCCCCATTCACGG